CTTATTTGATGTATAAGAGTAATACTTTTACTTTTTGGTATATAATAAAAACAAACAAACAACTTGCAATGCAAGAACTAGCAACAAGAGAACTAGAAAGACGCTACGCTCCACAGCGTGGTGATCTTTTAGAATTCATACAACTATATTTCCAAGAAGAAAGACCGCTAGGGATTAGTAAGTTTGCACTATCTCCGTTTCATTATGTTATTGCTGATAGACTACATAGTTGTTTTGAATGAAAGATCACAAGATTGATAATAAACATTCCGCCAGGGCACTGAAAAACTGAGTTGATTACTAAGAGTTTTCCTGTCTGGGCGTTGTGAAACAATCCACACACACAAATCATCGCAACTTGATACTCAACGACACTCACACAATGATTTTCAAGCGAGGCAAACCAATATTACGCTTCAGACACTTTTAGAAAAGTCTTTCCAAGAAATGGAGGGATTAGCGACAAGCAAAACACCAAGGAATACTGGAAAACAGTAGAATGAGGTGGGTACTATGCAACAGGTACTGGAGGGACTATTACAGGTAAAAGAGCAAACATATTTTTGATTGATGACCCAATCAAACCTGATGAAGCAGATAAGAGTGCAGTAATTAGAGATGGAGTAAACAGTCGGTTCTCAAATACTGTACCATCTCGTCTATTCAATCCTGAAAGTGATTGTATTATTATCGTACAACAAAGGACACACGATGATGACTTGAGCGGTTTTCTGATAAATAAAATGAACGATGGGAGAGAGAAACGAGAAGTGTTAAGTATGCCAGCAATAGCTGAAAGGGATGAGACTTTTGAAACTAGATACGGGACAATAGAAAGAAAACAATGAGAGCCACTAGATGGGTATCGTTTCCCGATTAGTGCAATCAATAAGTTGAAAGAGTGAATGAACCCACAAGCGTTCTCCAGTCAGTATATGCAGAACCCTGTCAATAAAGAGGCACAAGAATTCCACGAAGAATGGTTTTTATATCATAAATGAGAGCAAGAAGAGTGACAAGGTATAGTAACCCCTAAATGACTAAGAATATTTACCACAGTAGATCCAGCATTCAAGCAAAACCAATACAACGATGACACTTGTATAATGACTTGAGGGTTTATGGACGATAAGCTCTATATACTAGAATACACAGCTTGAAAGTTTACAGCCGATGTGATGCAAGAAAAGATTATCTATCATATACAAAAGTGGAGTCCTGAAAAAGTAGGTATCGAAGCATTCCAAGCACAATCAATGATAAATGTATTCTTGAAACAAGAATTGCAAAAGAGGAGAATATATGCAAACATAGAAGAAGTGAAGCAAACAGGTGACAAAGAGTCAAAGATTAGAAAATTACTTGCATTGTACAAGAATTGACTAATATACCATAAGATAGGGATGGACTCTTTAGAAAACCAACTAGTAAGGTTTCCAAAATGAGCACACGATGATATTATAGATGCTTTGCAAATGTTGTACGATCTGTATACAATAGCACCACAAAACGATATGACTAGATATAATGTAAATATAGACTACGATCAAAACGGTATACCAATTTATTCTTAATGTATAATGAAGTTATCAATACAACAACAAGCAACGATAGTAAGACATATACAAGAGACTTTTCAAGACTACGAAAATAGGTTAAGAGTTTGGCACGCCGAAATGGTAGATGTGTACGAGAAAACTCGCTCTTTCAAGCAACCAAAAAAGAACAAACGAGATACTTCTTTCAAAGTAAATAAAGCCCACGAAATAGAGAACAAGGTAATGCCAAAGATACTAGCAAATGATCCAAAATGGATTGTATCATATCAAAAAGAAGATCTACTACAGAAAGATGACATAGAAATAGCGAATATGTCTAAAGCAGTAAGAGATTACTTGCATTACATTTTCAAACAACAAGATGTCAAAGAAGGTACTAGATTATGGGGGAGAAACTGAATTAGATATGGATTGTGATTTGCAAAGGTAGATTATAAATATGATATAAAAAGAACAAAGAACAAAAAAGATCTAGTAGAATTAGACGAGAATTGAATTGAAACAACATACAACACAAAAGTAGTAGATGAGGAGATAGGCAATCAATATCCTTGTATCAATATCATACCTGTAACAGATATGTATTTTGATCCTAGATATTTGAGATTTGAGGATATGCCAGCAGTAATTGAATTCAAAAGAAGAGTAAGACTTTCGAGTCTTACAATGAATAAGAAGAAATATATGAATATAGATAATGTTATTGAAGCGGGTAAAATGTCACAAGAAGACCCAAACTGATTAAGAAACTTCATCTTACAAGTAACAGGTATCTGAAGTGAGCAATCATCAATAATAGATCTAAATACGCTAGACATAAAATGTTTCTATGGATTGTTTGACATAACAGAAAGCAAGGATTGTAGTAATGAAAAGCTATACGAGTTCTGGACTCTAAACGATACCTTCTTAATCTATGCTGATGAGATCTCTTCTATACCATTTGAGGATTTTAGATGTTTTGAAGATACAGACACATTTCTTGCTACAGGTATTATTCAACCAATTCTAGGGATACAAGACGAAATGAATTTCAAGAAGAATGCAACAGCTACCTATATCAATCAATCATTGTATCGTAGCTGGTTCTGGAGTCCAAACAGTGGAGTCAACCCTAAAGATCTAAACAACGCACACGGCAATATAATACCTACAGCAAAAAGTAGAGCAGACACAGAAAACGGCATCCGAGAAGTAGCACACAGACAACTACCTTGAGAAGTATTCAATGAGCAAAATGATTTCGAAAGACAAATACAGGCACTGAGTTACACTATAGATACTTGAAATCCTACTAGCGCACAAGCTCTTACTAATACAGCTACAGGGGCAAAGATAAAAGCATTTGAAAGTAATGCCGTAATGTGAGAGATCAGAAAACACCTAGAAGAGGCACTTGCAAGACTAGCATATAAATTATTGTTGGTAACTCTTGATGAACTAGATGAAAACATAGTAATCAAAAAGCTAGATGGAGAATGATTTTGGCAGATAAATAAAGAGGCGTTTAGAGATGCAATAACTAAGTATAGTATAGAAGTGGAGTCGTGATCATCTTCTTATGACTCAGAAGAAAAGAGGAGAGAAGACGCAATTAGTAGATGGAACTTGGCAATGCAAGCAAAACAAGCAGGCTTGCCAGTAAATCTAAAAAAGACTTACGAAAATATAATGATGACATATGAAAAATCATTACCTGATGATCTATTCGAACAAGAAATGCCACAACTACCTATGTGACCTCAGCAAGTCGAAAAACTGCAAATGCAAAGCCCTTTACCTACGCAAACCTGATGAAGTTTACCTTACTAAGGCGTAAAGTAAATGCAATGATGCGTGTGTTTACTACGGTAGATAGACAATCAAAGTATTTCAAAGCACAACAGGAAGCAATCAGACACTTGTTACAGGATGAAGGCTTTACTCGTGTTATCGAATATCGAGAAAGAGAGGCGGATGCAACTATGGACAGACTGAGTGACTCAAAACTTTCTATGGAAGAACTGAGATACTTACAGGGCAGACATAGTGTTTCTAAAGAGTTTCTTGACTGGGTAGATAATATGGGTAAATAAATTTTTTATTATTTATTATCCAATGGCAACAACCGATGAAACAACCTACGATGGTGGGACTTCTGAACCGGACTGACAAGGAGAACTAATCGAAGTAAATTGAGAGTTTATCTCTATGGACGAACTCAAAAAATGACGGATGCGTCAAGCGGATTACACCCGCAAAACACAAGAATTGTCTGCAATGAAAGCACAGCCTCAAGCAGATACTAGTGCAGAAGAAGTAAACGAGTATCTTGCAAACTTTATGAAGCAACAATGAGTAGTCACTCGTGACGAGCTAGAAAAAGAAAGAAGATATTCACAAATTATGGATGAAAATCCAGACCTCAAACCTTTTGGAGACGCTATAAAAAAGCTATCCGAGAGTGAACAACTTGCACCCGAGGACATTATCGAAAAGTATTGATTTGCTTCTAAGGACAAACTTTCCAAAGCTAAAGAGCGTGGTATACTATGAGATAAACCACAGCAATCTAGATCTAT